GCTCCAGCAGCACGGCCTGCCGCTTTGCCTGCGGTCACAGATGCCAGCGCAGTGGCCAGCGTCTCCTTCTGCAACTCATCTGGCACCACCTTCATCAGACGATTGAAGGCCGCGGCATCGCCCTTGGCAGCCGTTGTGATGGCCGTCTGCATACGTTGGGCCACGCTGCCATCGATCTCCTGGCCGAATGCGCCGACGATGCGCTTTTCCAGCGCCTTCTGCTTGGCGGTCAGCAAGTTTGCCGCACGCAGCTCGCGCCGAGCCTCCTCGCCTGCCAGCGTTGCCACGTTGTCCAGTTGATCTTGGGCAAGTGCAGCATAAAGGCGCTTGAGGTCACCGGCTGCCATGTTGTCATATGGTGACTTCAGGCCGCCAACGGCCTGGCCTACCAAGTCCTTCTCGCGCTTGAGACCGAAGTAGGTCAGCTCACCCTTCTCCAGCATCTTGGCCAGATTGGATTCTTGTGGCGTCATGCGGCCTGCAGCGCCCAGATTGGTACGCAGGTCGTCGAGGTAAGTTTTTAAATTGTTCAGCTCAACTGGAGAATTCTTTGGCACTGCCTCGTCAATACGGTCGTAGATCGCCTTGGCATCATTTTTCAGCGTCTGCCGGGTCTGCTGCAAGTTGTCCACAATCTTCTGTGAGGTAGCTCCAGGAGCTGGCCTGCCAGCAATGAAATTCGCATCAAACTGCTGCGACACCTCGTCGGCACGCTGGATAGCGTTGCGCACAGTGCTTTCCCATGCAGCCTCAGCCTCGCCTGCGACCAGCGCACGGGTCAGGCCCACGGCACTGCGCACCTGCGGGTTGTCGCTCAATACGTCGAATGGCAAGTCGATTCGAAGGCGCTCGGCTGCCGCACGAGCCTCTGGGTTGACCTGCGCGAGATCAACCAGTTGGGCCTTTGCCGCTGACGATCCAGGCCCAAAACCTGCAGCTTTGCGTGCCAGATTCAGAACATCAATAACTCCACCTGCTGTGGCCTCTGCAGCGGCTGCTGCAGGCGGCACTTCAGGGGCCATTGCCGTGCCCATAGGAGCGCCAGCAGGGCCAGGAGCAGGAGGTGGTGCCTCTGGTATGGCTGCGGCTGCTGGAGGCGCTGCAGGGGCCACAGGAGGCGCTGCTGCCGGTGCTGGAGGTGCAGGTGCTGGCCTGCTCCTGAGTGCAGCGATTTGCTGTTGCACCTCGCCAAGCCTGGCCTCTCGGATTCCTCTGGACTCACCCTGCCGGATTGGCTGAGAGGAAAGCATTTCCAGTTCAAACTCAAGCGCCTGGAGCTGTGCCGCTGGTGCACCAGTAGGTGGCCCCATGTCAAAAGTCGGCTCGACGCGAGGTGCGGCAGGAACCGAAGGAGCCGCAGGAGCGCGTCCTGTGGCTCGCTGGACGCCTCGTCGCACGGCTGCAGCCGCAGGTGGTGCTACGCGTTGAATGATCTGCCCAGCAGGTCCAGTGGCGGCTGCCAGGCCAACCTCGCCAAGATTGAACTCTCCACCAACACTCAGAGCATCACCCAAGAAAGAATGCGGTGGAATGCCAGTCTGTGTTGCCTCAATTCCTGCCTGCGTTGCGCCAGCCTTGAGAGCAGCGCCAGGGATGGTTGCAGCTCGGCCTGCCGGTGTGAATGCAGCAACTCCACCAATGGCGCGAGGAATGTCGCCCATCGTAAATCCTGGCGGGATAGCGTATTCCTGCTGGTTGACGGATGACCGAAGGATAAAATTTCCCTTCTCGTCCTGACGCACCTGCACTCCAGGGAAGTTGGACTGCAGAATCTGCACCGTCTCTTGAGGGTTACTAAGAAGTGACCCAAGGGCAGTCTTGAAAGATGCCACACTCATCTGGTTGAGTTCTGGCATGGTCGTCCACTCAGGCAATCGCTGAGTTTCAGGCGTTGTGCGAGCGCGGCCAGTGACAGACTCAACCAATCCCTCGAAAAATCCCATTGGCCTAGGCTGACCTGGAGCCGCAGCAGGAGCCGGGGCAGGGGCTGCCGGTGCAGGTGCAACAACAGGCGCAGGAGTTGCCATAGAGGCAGGGGCAGGTCTAGCTGCTCTGGGAGCCGCAGCCGGTGCAGGCGCAGGTGCCATTGCTGCTGGAGCAGCCACAGGCGCTGCGGCAGGTGCAGGGGCGGCAGCTTGTGCCTGAGCGCCTTGCTGGCGCTGTGCATAGGCCGCCTGAGCAGCCTGGATCAGTTGCGCATCTGTTGCGTTATCCGGGCCATCCAGCTCGATGATGCTGCCGTCAGGCGCTTGGACTTTATATCTTGCCATTGGTCTTGACCTTTACCGAATTACGCGGAAACCAGAGGGCATTGCTGGGGCTGCTGCGGGGGCTGGAGCAGGCGCTGCTGCGGCTGGAGCAGGAGCAGCGGGTGCCCTGGTTCTTGCGCCAGTGTAGAAATCCTGACCAAGAATCGGGCCAAGACTCGTGTCGAACCTTGCGATCTCTTCCTCGGTGTACTTGTCCTCACGGATTAGCTTTCGTGCATGATCGGCAAGTTTTGCAGATCGTGTCGCAAAAGCCTCGGCATACTTGGCCATCAGATCACGGCCACCTTCAGAGTTTGCCAGCGATGGGAAGGCCGAGACAAACGCCCTGAACTCGGTGTCTGACGTAGAACCAGAGCCAGGAGGACGGAGTTGTGTAGCTCCACGAATTGCCAGGGAATTGGCGAGGTCATTGGCCCTGACGGTATCCGTTTCAAACCCGAGGGTCTTGGCAAAATCACTGGTCAACTTGACAGTGGTGCCACCTCCCTTGCCTCGTAGCAGGTCTGCAATCACTCGCGAGTCTCGCGCCAGCGTCCGAGCAGATGCTGCAGCGGCAGAGAACTCTTGCGCCCTTGGCACGTCCAACTCTTTCATGGCCAGCGTGTCTCGTTGCTGTCCGAGGTCGATCTTCACCAGCTCCTTGCTGACAGGCTCGATCTTCTGCGTTCCCAGGTTTCGCTGATAAACGCCAGCAGGCAGTCCAAGTCTTACCCTTTCTGCCTCTGGAATGATTGCAAAACCAGGAGCAGGTTTGGCCTCTTCCGCTGCTTTTGCAATGCGTGATTGCACAGTGGCAGCAGCCACATCTGCATCTGCCCTTTCTTTTCTGACCTGAGCGACTCGCAAGTCTTGTTCTGCTCTCAGACGATCTGGTGTGTTTGCTGCTTCTGCAACTTTTCTCTGTGCTTCTGCCACAGCCGCATCGGCATCTGCAGCGGTCTTTCTGGCCACATCTGGCTGCATCGCTGCAGTCCTACGCTCAGCACGAATTTTCGTTACGTTGTCGTACCAATCCTTACCGAATGCACCCATTCCGGTGTATTCGACCATCTGAGCCGCTTGAGTTGGGCTGACATCAAGGAGTTTCAGGGTTGCCTGAAAGGCATCGCGTTGTTGCGGATCAGTTTCGGCTTGAATACGCTGCTCAAGCATGCTCCGAGCAATTGTAGGATTTGACTCAAGAGCTGCGAGAAGCTGTCCTGAAAAGAGTTTGGCGTTTTCCAAACGCCTTTCGCCCATGTTTTTGCCAATGGCTTGTAGCGCATCAAACTGCTGCTTGTTGGCCATTGGAAGGATCGACTCCAAGTCCTCAAATTTGCGGTCTGGATTGGCAAAGAATGTGCGCAGACCAGTCTCAAAAACCTGTTGATTCTGAGTTGCCTGTCTTTGGGCCTCTACTTGTGCCCGAGCCTCTGCTACACCAGCGCCAAGTTTGAACCCACCGAGTGCCGCCTCAAAAGGGCTTTGCACATCGACTGCGTAGTTGATTGGGGCTTGGAATGGATTGATGGTGGCCATGTTCTATTCCTTAAAACCCAAAGCCCATGCCAGCCTTGCCGCCTGCGCCGTACTGGAAGCCAAGCACCTGAGCAGGCAAGTTGAACAGGCCGCTGAATGCCTTGGCCTCGCCCAGCTCGCCACCAGCTCTGGCTGCTCCCTGCTGGGCCAGTAAGTTGGCCACATTGGTTCCAGACTCCATGCCAGCAGCGCCGACACCGGCAGCAGAACGCTGGCCCAAAGTGGTCATGCCGCCCAGGCGGCCATATTGCTGCTCAATGGCTTGGTTCAGCAAAGCTGGTCGGAACTGTGCAAGTGCGCCTTGGATGTTGCCACCTCGCAGGCCACCAGTGGCCGAGGCACGCTGAAGCAGCGCCTCTTCGCCCTGCTGTGCCAATGCTTGGAAGGTCTCGCCGCTTCGAATGCGCTCAATGGCGGCCTGCTCTGCTTCTGGGCCTTGTAGCCCAAGCAATGCCTGCTGTTGCTGTAGGGCAGGCAATCCTGCCTCGGTGTAAGGCTTGAGCAATGCTTGCAGTGCATCGAACTGCCTGCGCTGTTCTGCAATACCTTCTCCTGCTGCGCCTGCTTGAATGCCTGCTGCCTCGCTTGCTGCATCGGCCTGCATCATGCCGCCAAGCAGTTGCGAGCCTCCAACGATTAAACCAGTGACTGGATCAGGCATGGCTGAACTCCTTCATGTAGTCTTCAAATTTCTCTCCATACAACTCCATGACGCTGCCTGCATCTTCTGTCGCACGACGAGTGCCGTGGCACAGCGCCACGGTCATCAGCACAACATCATAGTAGCCTGCACGCCAGACAAATGACCGTGCATCGGCCTTGCCTGCACGCTCGGCCTGGTCAGATGCCTGCCACTTCAAGATCATGGTGGCCACTATGGGTGCGAGGCTGTGGGAGTTGGCAATCCAAAATGTGTTCTGGTTCATGCCCACCAGGGTGTTCCAGATCACCGCATTGAGGTCTTCGCGCTCGACTGGATCACCGTCTGCGACATCATCAAAGACCTGGATGGCACCATAGAGCATGAGCAGCCACTCAACGGCTGGCGTTGGGAGCGCGAAAACCCTTTGCAGGTTCACTCTCAACCAATCGACACCAGACATGCGCAGCTCCTTTTTAGGGTGAGCTGCTGGCGGCTCGATAGGCTCAGCGGCTGCATTTTCCCACATTTTGGCATCCCGTCAATCCTCGTATTCTTCCCGGTCTTCCCAGGCCTGGCAGACGCGCATGTCGTTGCAGATGAAATTCAGCTTTTCACAGTGGCCACGAAAGCCTGCGCCCTTGTCGTAGGCTGCCATCGGAATGCGCTCGATCTTGACTTGGGCTATAAAACTGTTGTCGTAATACTCGCAGTTTGAGCAATGCTTGCGCCGTGCGTCCTTTTCGCTGCACTGCATGGCCTCGGCCAGCCCTGCATAGAACTCCTTGTTTGCGCCTGGCTCGTTGGTGGGCATCTCTGGGCCGTAGTTCCAGTCCTGCACCGCAATGACGTAGTTCTTCTTGTTTTCTGCCGTGGTGATGAATTCCTCATCCATCGGCAGGCCCATAAAGCCCTTGGGCATCATCATGAATTTGTCCATGCTGTTCTCCTTTAAGTGATTTCGCGGCCAGATGCGCGGATTGTCAACGATGTGGCTGCGCTGGCAATGGTGGAGATGAAGCCACTCGGCTCCAATGCCTGGCCAACCAATTCTGGAAATGTGTATGTCTCGTCTGGCGCAATGGCTCTGGCGTCCACGATCAAATTGCTTGCGCCTGCGCTGCCTCCGCTGGTCACCAGATTGACGCTGATGGTCACGTTGCCTGCCGTGGTATTGGTGGCCGTGAATTTGTCGATGATGGCCTTGCAGTTGGTGGCCGTGTACTGCGTGGTCTGGCTGTTCTCGGCCTGCTTGGCAGGGATTAGCACTTTGATGATGACGGTCATGAGGTTCTCCTTATGTGGCTTCGCCGCCGCTGGCGATGATGGTGAGGCCTGCGGATGCAGCCTGGATCTGGATGGTGTCGCCTGCGTTCAGCACCTCGATGCCGTTGTACTGCAAAGCGTTGTTGGCTGGAACTGGAACGTCGTAAAGGAATGCATTTCCAGTGCCTGCCGTGCCAGCAGAAGGCACCAGAAACACCCGCACATTGATGGCCGCTGCCGTCGTGTTGGCGATGCTGAACTCCTTGAGCAGCGTGCGGGTGCTGGCTGGGACGGTGTAAAGCGTGGTCACGCCAGTGGTGATTGCCGCCTGGCCCAGCTTGGTGGGTGTGATTACATCGAAAGCCATGTGAGCACCAGGTTAGATCGCACTCGTGCGGTTTGGTTTGCATAGGGCAAGATGCCGTTTACATCGTGCTCTAGTTCGATATTGTTGCGCACTGGGGCTAGGGCCAGCAACTCCAAGGTCTGGGCCAAGCGAGGGATAGCATCCAATGCCTGCTGCACCTTTGCATTGAGTGCAGCATCATCGACTGCTGTTGCCTGAGCCAATGCACTGATCTGAGCCAGCGCCTCGTTGGCTGTGGCCGCCGCCGTGTCTGCCTGGTACTCGAAGTCAGTCCCGACAATAACCTGGAGCTGATCGACGGCAGAAAACAGCAGTTCAAACTGCCTGATCTGCTGCTGGTCGGTCAGAAACTCCGCGAGCTGATCGCGGGTCAGATTCAACTTGCGGGATTGTGGTGCGGTTGCCATCAGTATGCCAGCGCCTCAATCTGTGCCTCAAGGCGTGCAAACGACACATGGGCATCGCTGTCGCCACGGAAACGCTGGATGCGCCAGTTGCGCATATGGCCCTGCTGGAACCAAGCCAGGCGCTTGGCCGTGCTGCCAATCGTGCCAACAGCAATGCTGCGGTCTTGACTCCAGGACAGGCCATTGACGCTGTAGCTGGTGCTGATCTGTGGGTTTGTGCCCAAGGTCACGCTGCCGGTCAGTGCGACCAGCTCAAGGCGGTTGAAGATTGCGCCATTGCCTTCGTTGTAGACGATGACCGTGCCAAACTCCCAGCGCACCTGCTGGCCCCAATGGTGGCCAATGTCTTGCACCAGATAGCCGATGGAGCTTGACTGCGGATCGCCGACCAGCCACTTGTCGTATATCCAGACCATGTTGCGTGCCCGGTACTGGCTGAAACCGACCACTGTGGTGGTCAGAGTGAACCAGACGGGCTGCTCCAGAGCCTCAGATGCTGAGGCATCGTAGACCACCGTGCGATCTGGCAGATGGACGTAGAGGTGCTGGTGATTCTTGTCGTTGCGTGCTTCCAGTTGAACTTTGACCAGTTGCGCCTCAGTGTACTGAAGGAGCAGATTGTCGATTTCCTGGGTGCTGATTTTCTGGGTGGTGGCCGCTGCGCCAAGGTAGATGCCTGGGGCTTCATTGCGGCCACCGCCCAAGAAGGCAATGCGTTCCAAGTAGATGCAGCAGGTATGCGTGCCAAGAGCGCCCTTTTGGACTTGTGCGCCATCAATGCGGGCAAAGGGGAACAGCTCTCCTCCCACGTTGTCGAAGACCTCCATCGTGTTGCTGTTGATGGCATAGACCTCATTGCGCAGCTTGATGAGTGCCACAACAGGATCAGGGTCAACTTCTGAGCTGCCGTATTTTAGGGGGTTGACACTCATGGGGTCCAACAGTTCGGTGACGACCAAGTTGGCACCATCTGTGGTCATGAAGAAGCCATCAACCCATACCACATCTAAAACCACACCAAGGTCTGGATCAGTGACTTGTCGCAGGATAGGGGCTGTGGGATTCCAGTCAACGGTTCCAGGCGTGTTGACTGGTATCCAGTAGTACAGTCGCCCACCGGATGCAATGGCCAGCACATCAAAGCTGTAGTCCATTGTCACCAGCTCGGTGACTGGGCCGCCAACATCGCCCAGCACGGTCACAGCACCATTGCTGGCCACGGACACCAGCTTGGTGCCCATCACGCGATAGCAGACGCCATTCCAGTTGATGCCGCCACGGTCAACGCCTGGGCCTGTGCCGTTGGCCACAATGCCATCGCCAGGCCGCAAAAAGCCATTGCTGATGCCTGACGCCTTTGGCACCGGCACCATGTTCACAGGGTATGCGGTGCGCAGCTCTGGCGTGCTGTCAGTGTAGATGCCGCTTAGGATTGGAACTTGCATGGCATCACTTTTTGGCTTTGTTGCGTGCTGAGATTGCCTTGGCCTTGGAGCGTGCGTCCTCTTTGGAGCTTGCGCCCCAGGCCTTCAGACTGAGCAGCAGCCTGGTCGGCTCGCCGTTTTTCATCTCTGGGCCAGGCATGTTGCCCATTCGAGCCAGAAAGCTGGCTCGCCTCGGGTTGTCGCCCGACTTAACAGGTGGCTTGATGTTCTGGCCTGCAGCCTTCAGGCTGGCGCGACCAGCAGCATTCAAGCCACCCTTTGGGTTCTGCCCTTCCTTGCGCTGCCATGCCGGTGTTTTCATCTGTACCTCGCCACTTTTGCGGCCACTTTCTTGGGCTGCTTTGCAAACTGCTTTCCCTTGGATGTGGCCTCGCGCTTGGCGCGGGTTGTTGCAGCGTACTCAGCCGGGGTCAAAGCCTTGATGGCCTTCTCGGGCAGATAACGCTCTCCCGTCTCGCTGGACGGCTTGCCAGACTTGGTGCGCCAGTTCTGTGCACTCCAGTCCTTGAGCGATTTCTGCGTGGCCTTCATGACTTGTAACCTCCACCTTTGGCCTTGTACTGCTTGGCCAGTAGCTGCGCCTTGCGAGCTGACCACTGCCCAGCTTCAGTGCCTTGCACAGCCTGTCCTTTGATCTTCTCAAACAGGTTCTTGCGCATAGTCGGCTTGGTGTAAACAGCCGCCTTATTGACAGAGGATTTGGGCTTGGTTGCCATCACGCAACCACCGCACCACGGAACCCAACAACCCACCAGTCAGTGCCAGCAAACTGGAGAGTTACCGAATCTCCAACGGCATTGAAGGTGATCGTGGTGGCACTTCCAAGATTGGCTGGAGTCAAAACACCAGTATCGCCACCAGCCGCTTCTGCGACATAAATAATTGTTTTCAGTTGCCCCTGTGCGCCATCAGCAAGAGTCAACGCATTGCCAGTTGCAGTTGAAGTAAAAGCAGTTACAAGACTTGTGATATTTACCGCACCTGGGCCACTCAATGCCTGAACTGTTGCAGATGCCCCTGTACCGCCATTAGCAACTGGCAGAGCGCCAGTCACGCCTGTGGTTAGCGGCAACCCAGTACAGTTTGTCAATGCCCCAGACGTTGGAGTCCCGAGAATTGGGGTCACCAGCGTTGGTGTGTTTGCAAATACATTTGCGCCTGTGCCAGTTTCATCGGTCAACGCAGCGGCAAGATTGGCGCTGCTTGGGGTTGCCAAGAAAGCGGCCACATTTGCGCCCAGACCGCTGATGCCTGTCGTAACTGGCAAGCCGGTGCATGAGGTAAGAGTACCTGATGTTGGCGTTCCAAGTATTGGTGTGATTAAAGTCGGGGTGTTGTTGAACACCAGCACACCAGTGCCGGTATCGTCCGTCATTGCCGCACGCAGATTGGCGCTGGTGGGATTTGCCAACCAAGTTTGCACACCGGCAGCATAAACCGTCTCAGCGTTGATCTGATACCAGGAATTCGTTGCCTGGTAGAACCTGATTGCTGTTGCGGTGCCAGCGGCCAGCGAAGTTACGCCACCAAAAATAGCAGTCGCGCCATTGAGCGCAATGGTCAGCGAGGTGATCTCTTGCGTGGTCGTAATCAACACTGTGGTGCCATCAGGCACGCCAGTGTTCAATGGCAGGGTGATCGTGCCAGTGGCCAGTGTGCCAGCAGGCTGCAAGAGCATCCACTGGTCATTGCTGACGGGTGTTGGCACAGTGATGTTAAAACCTGTGCCTGGAACGTATAGGTTTGTTGCCAAGGTCGGAGATGCGAAC